GTCAAGTATAGCACATGACTTTGTTTGTGTTGTGCAGGATCATCTGCAATAGAATGTTCGGTATAGTCTACAGTAAACATATATTTACCCATGTAAAACTCGCCACCTATCTTACAATACCATGGACTTGAGCTGACTCTGTCTAGTTCAACCACGCTATGGTGATTGCTCAGACAGTCCCAGGGTTGAGCTAAATGATCTTCCATAGGTTTGGGCCACTCTGGTAAAGGTATGTCGCCTATGAGCGCTTGTATAGGCATCCTTGCCCACATAGCACCACCATGCACATTTTCGTCGGGATAACCTTCAAAATCGGTTTCACAGCCTGTGAAAACCACTTGAAAGGACAAAGATCTATCTGGGATTGTATTTACTGCAAATGCCAAAGCATGTAGATACTCACCATGACCATATTGATGATTGGTTGTAAACTCTTTTCTTACCCAGCATTTAAACTGCGGGATATTTGATATTAAATACGCCACCTTATTTAATTATAGTTTACTTAAATTTACCTATATTTTTAATACCTTTGCCAAGATTAGACATCATGCCGCCTTTGGCTTTGTATTTGGTGCCTTTTTTCATGCCACCGCCTTTAGCCATGCCTTTGGTGCCTTTTAACATATTAGCTTGACCTTGAGCTCTAGTTCCGCCACCCATAAGTGCTGATCTAACTGAATTAGGCATATTGCTCATGCCTGGGTTAGCCTTCATTTCACTCATTAGCGCAGCACCGCCTTTAGCCATATACTTGGTGCCTTTCATGCTACCACCTTTAGCCATATATTTAGTGCCTTTCATACTGCCGCCTTTGGCCATATATTTAGTACCTTTCATTTTTATCTCCTTCCAAACAATCCCATGCTTGAATTTTTATTTATCATACCACCTTTCGCCGCAAAAGTTTTTACATTTGTTGGCTTACCACCAACGCCTTGTTTCTTTGCTCGTTTCCTTGTTACCGCTGATTTAATCTGTGACTTTGACATGCGAGCTGCTTTTGCAGAAGGCACACATTTAGGATATTTTCTCTTAGCATCTGCTTTTTGTTTTGATCTGCCACATTTTTTGAAGCCACCACCTTTTTTTGGTGCGCCTATATCAACCCAGTCTTGTTTAAACCATTCGGTTAATCCACCTTTACTTTTTGCCATGAGTTTTCCTAATGGCATCTTTGCCACGTTTGAAAACGTTAGCAATACCTGTTTTACCCATAACCTTTGCTCTTTGTTCGCCAACAGTCAGTATTTGTATTTTTCTAGCAAAAGGTTTTTTTATACGCTTAACTTTGTTTACTGTTGCAGTTGCATCCTTCATTGTTTTAAATTTAATACTTACAGTATCTTTTGGGTTTTCGTCAGTATATAAACGTCTACCGCTACCCTTTGGTTTTTTACCTGTTCCTTTTTTTGGATCTGCCATTTTAATATCTATAATAAACATTTAAAGTTATCAACTTCTCGGAACCCTAGTTTTTTTACGCTTAGAGTCCATCATAGCTCCACAGCCACGTCCTTGAACCATTGTTACAGCTCCACCGCTACGCATGAAACCCATTTTGTTTCTTACTTTTTTAGGTAGATTAGGTAATCCTTTGTTATCAGCTGGTATTGGTTTTAGGTTTGAGTTATTAACCTCACCACCAACTGCTTTTTTCTTAGCACCTTTGTATTTACCGCCCATTTTTTTATATTCTGAAACCATATAAGCATTTGCATAAGCAGACGGATATACGTCAAACTTTGCTTTTGCTTTAGCTTTAGCTCTTGCATAGATAGATGGATTAGCTACGTTAGCTGGTGTTTTTGATTTAGCACCACCACCTTTTTTCATCTTGATTGATGCAAGCGTTTTAGCTTGACTTGCATGAGTTTTGCTTGCTTTTTTCAAGCCTTTAATAACTTTATTTAATTTCTTTTTTGCCATTTAACATTTCCACCTGCGTCTTGCTTGCCTAATTCTTGAATTAGGATTATTTCTTGTTTTTGCTGAACTTTTTTTAAGTTGTCCTAGAGATCTTGCACAAAATGATTTACGTCTTTTTGCGGCCTTACTACCTTTTTTAACTTTGCCTGTTACAGCTGTTTTAAGTTTAGACCCTGGATTTTTCTTACGATAAGCAGCAACACCCTTTTTGGTCATTCCCGCTCCACTTTTTGTAGAGCGGTAATTTCCACCTTTACCAACAGTGCGACGTATTTGTTTAGGTCGACTTTTGGTTTTTGCTACAGCCATCAGCTGTAATTTTTACTTAATATCAATATAATTGAGTAAGCATCGCCATTTGAATGACCTACCGTAGTAAAGTCAATATCTCCTGTTACGCCTGAACCTGCATTGTTTGGTATTCCAGTAAACTGGTCAAAATACTCATCACCCGAGCTATCAGGAGCCAAGGTTACAGCTAAAACATTAGTGCTGGCATCAAATTCAATGTCAACTCCCATGCCTCGGCAAAACCAATGGATCCTTGAAATAGCTACGCTTGAACAAGCTCTACCTTTACTGTCAGATTTTAATGCCGAGACATCAACCTTTTTAACAGAAGATTCACCTGTTCCATCAGATTCGTTAGTAAACTTAAGTATGGCAAGCCTCTCACCATCTTGAATGGTTTGTGAGATTACTGTATCAGCCATTATTTACTCCTTATAGTTCTGTAACTGCTGTTCGTTCTTTGTAAGCACCAACATAGTCAACGCTTAGTGTTTTAGCAGCAGCAGCACCGTTTTGTATACCAAATGAGAGTGTAAGCTCTTCATCATCTGGTGCATTAGTGCTAACGACTGTTCCAGCTAGAACATTGTTTTGGAAGACATGAAACTTTTGGTCTTTAGGATCATAAATAAAACCTAAAGTCATAAATGTATCATCTGCCAAAGAGTTTGGTAATGTTAATGTAGATTGTGTGCTGTCTTTTTCCACGATAAAACTGATTGTTGCAGCTCCATCTGATTTTAAAAAGAACACACCGTCTGTTACATCTAAAGGTGTTGTATCAGTTAATTGTAAACCAGCAACAATATCAGATTGAGTTGCATCGCTAGTTTTAAACCTAATGTGAAACCCTATTTGTTTTCCAGCCTCATATTTGAAACCTTCTTTTACAAGTTGAAAAAAGTCATGGTCGTTATCGCCAGCTGCGTTTGTTACTAACAAAACTCCGCCGTCGCCATCGGCAAGTGCCTCTGATGCAGAACCAGTCCCGTCCTCAGTTGTGGTTATTGTCCAATCGGACGCTAGGTAAGTATCAAAATCATTAAAGTATTGATGATACTTGTGTGGTGCAGGTGCTTTTAATTTACCTAATGTACTGTCAGTAGTGACATTGGTAACACCCGAAGTAAAGTGCGTAGTCATAATCAGCCTCCTTTTATATAGCCATTGCAAACACCATTGTCTGCAACAATCATTTCTACAGTATTGATAATACTATTAGGCTGTTATTTGTGCAACTAAGAACTAGCTGTCAATTTTTTAAAATGATCTATCGTTCTGCTAGCGCAAACGTGGTAAATACCTATGCCACCAGCTTTTTGCCAAGCTGTAATATTGCTTGGTTTATCATCTATGAGAACATGACCAGGTCTTGCAAACACTGCCTTTTCCTTACCTTTAAGAGTACAAGTAACCAACACATCTATATCAACGTGTTTTCTAATCCACTTAAATTTATCTTTTGCTACCTTATCTCTATTTTGTTCACCAGAACAAGATAAAATCTCCCAATCTATACCAGTGCTTTTTACATAATCTACAAGTGTTCTCATATCGTTCATGGGTGGCAAGTCAAAGAATAAACCAGCATTAGATAGCTCTACCTTTCTTTGGTCATAATCTGATTGTTTTTCAAATGGTCCATTTAGATACTTAGCACTCTCAACACCCTCAACAAAGTTTGCTAAGACTCCGTCCATATCAACAAATATTTTGGTTATTGGTGTCATTAGTAGTGCAAAGGACTGGCTGTATTATTCCAATCAAGTTCACCAGGATCTTCGTTCTCCCAATCCTTGTATGTTTCTAACAATTTTTTGTTTAGTGTGTGGTAGTTGGCATCTTCCAGAGCTGAGTGCATTGTTTCCATAATGTCTGCACCATCCCATTTCAAATACTTGGCCACAATAATTCCAAGAGCATCTGCGTCAGTTACTCTTGGATCATTTGGATCAGTGTATGCTGATTGTCTTACCAACTTAATTACCTCTGGCATTAAGTCTTTTATTACATCGTCGCTTGATTTATATTTCATTATGCTGTCTCCTTAATTTTGATAAGCCATTAAAGTGCCAGCATCGTATGGCTCTGCCATCCAACCAGCATCGTTTAAAACTTTCTCAACGTCTGGATTAATCTCATACCCAAACTCTTCGTAGCAATCGTACAAGGGTAAATCACCAACATCATTACCTCTGAACCAGATTCCTGCCTCACCAGTATCATCCCACTCCTTAATTGAAGTGGCTTTGACACCAGGATAAAGTTTGTTTAATTTTTTAATTAAAGAACCTTCTTTCATATTTTCTCCTTATTAATTAATTTACTCACATAGTTAATATACTGTATATTGCAACTATATGCAACTATTTATACAACTTATTTTACAATAAAAAAAGGGCCAGTTAAGGCCCTTATTTGTAATACTGAGTAAAAAAGTGTATTACAACTTCAATCTATGCACCTTGAGATCCAAAGATTCCTCTCCAATCAGAGAAACCAAATGAATATCTTTCTCTAGCCTTATATCTAATATTGCCAGTTGAGAAGTCTGGTTCCATTGAAGTCTCCATTGGAGATCTTTGGAACATTTTTAGACCTTCGCCTGCGCTGTTTACAGATGTAAGAATAAAGTAAGCGTCTGGATCAGTAAGATAATGATTAACTGAATAACCACCAGGCATAACCCCAGTGTTTCTTATTGCGTTAATATCGTTATCAGCTGTTCCAGTTCTTTGTTGAGAATTTAATATTCTGTCAGCCACAAAAACTAATTGTGGTGGGACAATAATTTTGTCCGCTTGAACAGAAATAGTTAAACCTCTATCGTCTGTGAAAGTTGATATATCGATAAGATTATCTTCTAATGACGCTTCATTTAAGTCAGCCATAGTGGTTGCTCTGTTTGCAGCTGAACCACCACCAGATAGTGGGTGATCTGTTGCAATTAGAGATTTACCATCGCCGCCTGTAAAGCTAGATGAGAAAGCATTGTTAAGAACATCAGCGCCTTTAACCTCTTTGGTGTTAGCCATTGATTTTGCTAATGCTTTAACATATCTTTTTCCGAGTGAATCATAAAGGTTGTCTTCAACTGCTTCTTCGGTTAAAGCAAACGCTAACGCCACGGTATCGTGTGTATAACGTGCACTGTAACTTTCAGATGCATTGTCAAATTGAACCCCTTGTCCTTCGGACTTAAGTGGTGCAGAACCAAATCCTGTGATTAGGACCTCTTCTTCAAATGCTCTGTTTGAATCTTCGATAACAAAAATATCTTCATACTCGTTCTCGTAAGAATCATAGGACATTCCAAAAAGTGCGTTTAACCCAGGCTCTAGCTCTTTTGCTAATTGTGCTCTTGATATAGCCATTTATATACTCCTTATGCTAAACCAGCACCTTTCTGTCCCATAATGTGATTTTGTATCACACACAAAACATTGGTGTTAGCCGATGAAACATCGTCGTTATCAGGATCCTGGGATATATCTAGAGCTTTCAGTGGTAAAGTAGCTGTAGTAGCTCCTGTGCCAACATCTAATTCTAGTGCTGATATTCCAGACTTAGTATCGCCAACTGGTGATCCGTCAACAATGTCGAAGTTTCCGAACAAGTCTGCTACAGGCATTGCTGCGTCAGCTTGAACTTCAAAAACAACATTAGGATCATCAATTATGCTTGCAATTATATCCGATGCAGCGATGCTGCCAGGATAGTAATTATTAAACACTTGTTCGCCTGTGGTTGGATCAGTGTATTGAACACCGTTAAACACACCGACAATCGGAACTGTGCCAGTAGCAGTATGCCTACCAATAACACCAGCAGTTAGCTGAGTTACCAAGTCTCCTTGGAATATTGGTGTCGTTGCTCCACTTGCAATCCTATATCTAGATTGACCTCCAGAATAAGGTGCTCCGCTCATCATACGAACAGGTTTACATCCAAATGGGCTGTTATTATTAGCCATTGTATATTCTCCTATATATGATTATTACTTTTTACCAAAAGTAACATTAGATCTCCTATCAGAGTCATACTTCACATATCTGCCGTCTTTTTTAGATTCACTAAACATACTATTGTCTAACGCATCTTTTTTTCTTGCAGTTTGCTCCTCGTAATAAGCATTACGCTCATTCTTGGTTTCGATCGGTATTTTCGCTAATAATAGACCTTCACTATAAACTAAACCAGCATGTCTTGAGTTTTCGTCAGCTACAGGTAAAGCAAATTCTGTAGGTAAGTCAGTCCCTCTTACGAGCTCCCAACCTTCTCTAAGTCTTCTACTTACGTTAGCTACATCCTGTTGTCCCAGCATGGATTCTCTTATCCAACGATATTCGTATCCCTCTGGTGGTGCAGGAGTTTCAAGTTTTCTAACTGGTCTCCATGGTTGTCTACGAGAGTTATTAGCGTGATTCTCGGATTCACGGGAATTTCTGGATTGTGTCATATCTTTATCTACTTCTGTTGTCATTTTGCCTCCCTAGACTGTATGAGTTGTTTCTCTTTAGCAACGGATTTCAACCAGGCGTCTTCTGACATCCCATGTGGTTTTAATCCTCGGAGTCTGGCAACTTCTGTTTTACTGAATTGCACACCGTTCTTTTTGCCTTGTGTTTTTTGCCGACCTCCAACAGAGGCGGAGGCGACTCTTTGCACAGCGGGTCTGTCCTCACCTTGTTCAGCATTATCTGACTGTAAGCCAGGATAAATTTTATAAACTCTTTGATTTAATTCTTCATAATACTCATTTGAATCTGGTTCAAAACCTTCATTTACTAGATTCATGTGTGTGTATTGCGCGTATTGTGTAGCTTCTGGGTTTTCACCAAACCAACTGTTTTTTGCTTTCCATTCTAAAGCCTCAGCTGTTGGTTGCACGTTATTTACTTCTTGTTGTGTTTGTGGCTCTTGATAAGATTGTTGGCCTTGTGTTTGTGCCTCATCTTGTTTTTGTTTTGCTATTCTAATTTTTTCTTTTTGAATAGATACTTCATTTTTTAAGCTATCTGCTTTTGACATTAAATCTGCGTCACCAGATTCATGTGCTTTTTTATAAAGCTGATTAGCCTCACGCTCTTTAATATCTATAGTTTCTTGTTCTTTTTGTAAAAGAGATTGTTGATACTGAACAGCAGTATTGTAATACTGTTGCGCCTGTTGTTCTCTTTGTTTTAATTGTTCCTCTAGTTGAGCTGCTTTTTCTTCTGCTGCTCTTTTTCTAGCATTAAGTTTATTAATTCTCTTGGATACACTTTTTGTATAATTTTCTAATTCGTCTTCTGTTGACGGTTCTGAAACCGCCTCTACCTGTGGTTCAACGTCAGTAACTTCTACTTCAATATCAGCAACTTCTGTTTCCACTTGATTTTGTTGATTCTCTATCGTCATAAGCTCACTATATCATCTGGATTAAGAATTGTGGCTATTACTTCATCATCGTTGATGATTCGTACCTCTGCACCATCCTCAAGTTTAAATCTCGAACCAGAGTAGCGTCCGATTAAAACCCACTGCTTTTCTTCGCACCAGGGTGTATCTCCATATCTAGACTTATCGTTATAACATAGTGGTCCTTTTTTAACCACATAAGCTACAACGGTTGCTAGAGCCTCACGATCTGTTGTTTGTTTTGTTAAAACTATGCCGCCTTCTGTTTTAGCTTTACCTGCATAAGGTAAAACCAACATTCTCCAACCCGTAGGTTGTGGCATCCTATTTAATAATGATTCATCTAATTTATCTGGGTCTAACACTAATGTGCTTGGATCAACATAAGCCTCAGCTATTTTTTTATTTATTTCGCTGTTTTCTGCCGCTGTTGTCATATATCTTTTCCCATGTCACTTATTGCATTTGCAATATAGTATAAAGCAGAAAGCTCTCCTTGCAAATATTTATAATGTTCAATATCTTTTAAACCACCAGACATCATTGTTTCTTGTATCTGCTCTTCTCTAGCAGATATGGTTCTCTTAATTTTATCGATTACTTGTATGTCGTCCATAAATTAAGATTTTTTTGGCCTACCTTTCTTTTTTGCCGCTGGTTTCTTTGTTGTTGTTTTTTTAGTTGTTGCCTTTTTTACAGGTTTTTTTTCTTCAACTATCTCACCATTTATTATAGCCATTTTCTTTTCAATCCTAGCCATGTTTTCTTGATGAGCTTTATCTGCCGCTTGCTGTTGTTGTTTAAGTTCTACAGCTTCTTGCTCTCTAAGAATTTTCTTTTCGGCTTTTAGCTTTTTAACAGCTTCAATTTTATAAGATGTGGTCATTTTATTCCCCTTATTTTATTTTCTAATTCTAGCAGTTTTAGATCAGCATTTTGTTTTAATCTATTCACTGCTACCCCAAGTTTATCATCTGCAATCTGTTTTTGCGTGTTAATTCTTTGTTGTTGTATTTCGGTATCCATCATTTTTTCTTGTTGTCTTTGACTCTGTTTTGCAACAAATTGATCGGATTCCATATTTAATTCTTTATCTCGCAAGTCTAATTCACGTTTTCTTATATCTACTAATGGATCATCGCTACCACCCATACCAATAGATTGTAAGAACTCACTAGCAAGCTGTGCCATAATTTGTGAGCTAAATTGTTCTACAATCATTTGTATTTGCTGTTGTATTGCTGTGGCCTCTTGTGGTGATACTTGTTGTATTTGTGATTGTATTTGTTGGATTTGTTGTTGCATTTCTGGTGGCATTTGTTCTTGTGCTAGTTGAGCTGCAAGGAACTGCAAGTGTTGCATACAGTGACTTATTATTAATGCTTGCACTTGTGGACTTTGTTTTACTATATCAGTTAAAAACAAACTTTTGTGCGCTTCTAAATGCGCTTCATGGTTTTGTTCTGGAAATGCTTGAGCTGGTTGACCTAGTAATAAACCAGCGTTTTCTTGTCCAGCATCCACTGGTTTTGGTGTCATATCTGGTGGTGGTTGCAGTAAAGCATCTACGTTGTCCACGCCTAGAGCAGCATACATTCTTTTATAAGCCTCATATATTCCCATAGGACCATGTATCTCTGGGTTTGATTGCACCATTTGTAATAGTTCTTGTGCCAAAGTGACTCTTTGACTCTGTGAAAATATGTTTGGATCAGATACAGGTATAATGTCAACACGATCATCAAAATCTATTTGTTTAACTTCTTGTGCGCCAGAACCTACTTGGTAGTTATATACAGGTGGCAAGTATTCACCAAATACTTTTGCTAATAAACCAAATTCTATTCGTTGTGCATAGTGTAATCTTTTGTGTATTGCACTCATAACTTTAGTGCCACGTTCTAATAACGCAACAGTAGTACCAACAGGCATTGCTTGGTTCATATCACCAACATTCATATCTGCTATGGCGGCGAACCGTTTACCAGAATCGACCAAGATCCCTAGGAGTTGCATAAGGACGTTGCTTGGCTCTTTAATTGGAAGAGGTATTAAATTTTCTCGTAAGGATCCGCCTGTTGTATCAATATCTCTAAATTCACCAGGTTGTAATGGGTCGTCCTCGTCTCTGATACGCATACCTCTAGCTTTAAAACCAGCTGGTAAGTTAGCTAGTGTGCCTGCATCTATCAGTTGTCTTAGTATTGACGTGCTTGCTTTAGATAAGCCACCAATCATGTGTGAGAGTCCTAATCCGTAAAAACCAAGTCCAGGTAAGAATTTATATTGCACAAAGTAATTGATTTTGTTTTTAAGTAAATCGTTTTGTTTATAGTTTCTGCGTATTGATAATATCTTTTGTGAGTCTTCTTCTATGGT